AGCAAGTAATAGACACGGTTAAGGCTAAAACTAACCGTGTTTTGCTATTTTATTCTTGTGGCAAAGACAGCATCGCACTGCTACACTGGTGCGCCCAAAACTTCGATGAAGTAGTATGCGTATTTATGTATTTCGTCAAAGACCTTGAACACATCAATAAGTACATCAACTTCTCAATAAAGCAATACCCCAACATCAAATTCTTACAACGTCCACACTATGCCTTATCCTACATTAATAGGGCAGGACTATTCTGCACCCCACAAAAAACACGTATCATCAAATTATCCGACATCATTCAATCCGTGCGTATCGAAACACAAATCGACTACGTATTTCTCGGAATGAAACAATCCGACAGTATGAACCGCCGTATAATGCTACGGCAGTACGAAATGCAAGCTATATCACCCACAAAACTCATATATCCACTATCACTATGGAAAGATAAAGACGTACTCAAATACATAAGTAATAACCGACTTCCAAAACCTATACAATACGGCAAAAATAGGGGCAACGGAATAACCTTTGACCTCGATGTATATCTATACCTACGTGAGCATTACCCTAATGACTTACAAAAAATATTAGACGTTTATCCTTTATCTGAAAAAATACTATTCGACTATGACCAAAAAAACAAAAACACCAAAGGAACTATACAAGCAAAGTGAGACCGTCACCATACACCGCTCACAAATAAACTTTGCTCCTTTCAATCCTAAAAAGCATACAGATGAGCAAATCGCACAAATGCGTAAAAACATCAAAAACGTAGGATTTTTAGGTGGCATAATTTGGAATGAGCAAACCTCAAACCTTGTAGATGGACATAAGCGGGTAATGTCCCTTGATATTATCCACAAGTACGATGGTACACCTGCTACTGACTACACAATCAAAGTAGAAAAAGTGTCTTTTGACCTTAAAACAGAAAAGGAACAAAATATATTTCAGACACGCTCACGTACCGAACTTGACGAAGAGCTAATGCGCTCACTCATTCCTGATATTGATTACCTCAATGCGGGGCTTGACGATTATGACCTTAACCTATATGCTGTTGATTATTCCAGCTTTGAAGTGCCCAACTTATCACAAGCCATAGAAGAAACATATGCACCCATAAAGCAGGAAAAAGACATCGAGCGGGAAATATCCAATGAAGAGAAAAAACAACAAGTCAAAGAAGCAAAAGAAGCTATCAAACAACAAGCTATTGAAAAAGCCCAAAACTTAGATGCTTATGTTACACTCTCCTTTGATAATTGGAAAAACAAAGAAGCCTTTATGCTCCGTATGGGGTTTGACCCTGAATTTAAAATGATAAAAGGAGAAACTCTATCGGCAAAGGTAGAACGCATAGACTAATAACATTTAATAACTTTTGATATGAAACCCCGTAAGAAAATAGATAACGAAAAATACACCGATGAGGAATTAAAACAAGCCCTTATCAAAGCCAACGGACAACCTACTAAGGCAGCCGAAATACTTGGTGTTACCTATGCGTCTGTATACGGTCGTATTCGCAAAAACCCTGAATTGGAAATTGTCCAAAAAGCCTATCGAGCACGTACTTTTAACGATGTATCTAACTTGGTGTCTGCTATTGCTATTATAGGTGTTATTCGTGAGCCTCTTACTGATGAGAATGGTACAGTAATACCTAATCAATTCCGTGAAGTGCCAGTAGATTATAAAACACGTATGACCGCAATGCAAACTGTACTTTCTACTTTCAAAACCGATGAGGGTATAACCGACAAGCTCGACCTCACCACATCCGGCAACCCCCTATCATCAAACATCAATATCGAAATAATCGACAAACGCGAACAAGTACGCACCGACGATGACGATACAAACAACTAACATATACGCACAAGTTGATAAAGCTATTAAGAAGGGTTATACAACAGTTTCAGCTCAAGGAAGTAGCCGTAGCTCGAAAACATATAATATTCTTATTTGGCTCATCATCTATTGCCTTTCGCATTCTCGCACACGCCTTTCTATCGTCCGTGCCACACTACCAGCGCTCAAAGGCTCAGTATTTATTGACTTTAAGGAAATACTATACAAGCTAAACGTATTCGATGAATCCTGCCTTAACAAGTCCGAAATGATATACACATTTCCTAACAGCTCGTGGGTAGAGTTTTTTTCCACCGATAGCGAACAAAAGTTAAGGGGTCGTAAGCGCGATATATTGTACATCAATGAAGCCAACGAACTCAAGTTTATTGAGTTTCAACAGCTAAAAATGCGTACTACCCAATTCACTATTGTCGATTATAACCCCTCATTTTCCGATGACCATTGGCTGTGTGGACTCAATAAAGACTCTCGTACCTATCATTTCATATCCACCTATAAGGATAACCCCTTTTTGGAACAAACGATTATTGATGAGATTGAGAGCTTACAGCACAAGAACAAATCGCTTTGGCAGGTATACGGATTAGGACAACAAGCGATGATAGAGGGGCTTATCTTTGAAAAGGTTACCCTTATTGATGAAATTCCTATTTGGGCAAAGAAACGTTTTATAGGGCTCGACTTTGGTTTTACTCACGACCCTACCGCTATTGTGGAAGTAGCTTTTTTGGATAACAAGGTATATATTGATGAAATATGCTACCAAACGCAAATGCTCACCACTGACATTATCGAAGCCCTTCGACCTTATCGTAACTATAAAATCATTTCCGAAAGTGCCGACCCTCGATTAGTGAAAGAAATAAAAAATGCTGATTATAGTATTGTGGCGGTAACCAAAGGACAAGGTTCGGTAATGGAAGGGCTTACCAAAATGTTAGAGTACGAAATATGTATCACTCGCAGAAGCGAAAATATCATTAAAGAGTTTAAGAATTATACCTATGCCCAAAACAAAGACGGCGCATTCCTCAATGTACCCATTGATTCTTTTAATCACGCTATAGATGCCACCCGTTATGTATTCTTAGAAGAAATATTAGGGCGCAACCGCAAACCTAAAGACCTAACTGGTATGTTTTACTAATGAAAATCAATAATACTGACATACAAACTCTAAATGCTAAACTTGTAGAAGGTTCAATAGCAAGCCTCCTCTCGTACCCTGCCCTTAAAGTACCTAATAAAAATGATTGGGCAGAGGAAAACGGTACAGAGTATGACCTTGCCAGTCCCCAACTGTCGGCAAAGGAGCTCACTCTACAACTATTACTGCCTGAAAGTAAATACAGCCAGTTAGTAACGCTCCTTACTGCTAATACGTATGCCAATTATACCTTTAAGCAGTTACAGCGTACCTACAAGCTCCGCCTCGTAGGACTCAACAAAGTACAAACTAATGGTAATTATATAGTAGCCGACATTCGTCTTTCAGACGATAGTCCGTTACAGAATTACACCTACCAAGCCCCAACTCTAACCGCTCACAATGTAGAAACCTATATCGACGGTAAAAACCTAACTCAATACGGTATAACCCTATTAGAAGGCACGCAGCAGGAAATCATCACAGCAGGCAATGCCAAAATGTATTTCACCGCACAAAACAGCACAATGAGTGGACTTGTTTCAGTGAATGCTCCCATTACCATTCAGGAGCGAACAGCTACTCTCAAATGCTTTATGTACCTACCTATTACCGACTTTCTTAAAGGGTATTACGCCCTACTTTATGATTTAGTGCGACCCAACGCTCGAATCCTAAAATACGACAACAAGGAATATCCTTGTATCTATAAAGACGGCAAAATAACCGAACTATACATTGATACACCCCTAATATGGTGCAAATTCGACTTACAACTAACAATTGTCTAACAACTAACAGCTAAATAATATGCAAATCAATTTTAACGCCACACATATAGAAATTCTACCCACCGATGAGAGCTATCGTTACCGCTCTATAATGGGCGAACATACTCTTACCTTATACTTCTCGTTATCCACCTATACCGATATTCCAACTGGTGCGTGGTGCGAGTTCGCTAATGAGCGTTATACCCTTAACCAACCTGCAAAAATCGTAAAGCATAACACACGAAATTTTGAATACACCCTCACTATGGATAGCGAGGGCGCAAACCTCAAAAATTACAAATTTCGCAATCCAAATGATAAAACACTAAAATTCCCATTCACAGCTTCTCCACGCTATCACGTGCAAATCCTTGTTAATTGCCTCAATATGATAGATAGCGGGTGGCAAGTAGGTAACTGTATCGAAGCCTCTGAGAAGCTCGTATCATACAGTCATAACAACTGCCTCGAAGCATTGGAAATGATAGCCAAAGCCTTTGAAACAGAATACGAAATCATAGGCAAAACCATTCATTTGCATAAGGTAGAGTATTTTAAAGACAATCCCCTACCACTTCAATATGGCAAGGGTAAGGGATTTAAGACAGGTGTAAGTCGTAATACTGAACAAAGTCGTATCACTCGCTTATACGTACAAGGAGGCGAACGCAATATCGACCGTTCCAAGTACGGCAATAAAGAATTATTACTCCCTAAATCACAAGAGTACGTTTACGAGGGTGTAACATTCGTTTCAGATGATAAAGGGCTATCTATAGCAATCAAGAATGCGCAAAATAACGGCTTTGTAAATGAGCAAAGCCTTGACCTATCACATATATATCCTAAACGAAAAGGCACAATATCAGCCGTCTTTGAAGTCGATAAAGCCAAACACTTCTACGACTTTACCGACGCCTCAATTCCTCAAGACCTCAACTTTTGGGATATGCGTATCAATGGCGAAAAAATGCTCATCTACTTTGAAAGCGGTATGTTATCAGGTAGAGAGTTTGAGGTAAATCATTACGACCACGCTCAAAAACGTTTTCAATTACAGCCAAAAGAAGAAGATGGCGTTACTATGCCTAATGATATATTCAAACCTGCCATAGGTGATGAATATTCAGTCTACAATATGCAAATGCCTAACGCTTACATCAGCGACAACGCTACCAAGTCAGGTGCAAGCTGGGAAATGATGAAAGAAGCGTGCAAATACCTATATGAAAATCGCACAGACCTCTTCACCTTCACTGGTGATTTAGACGGTATATGGGCAAAGAAGAAATGGGCAAACATAGGAGGACGACTCAAAATGGGCGCATATATCAATTTTTCCGATACCGAGTTCCAACGTACCCCCGTGTCTATTCGTATCGTTGGGCTCAAAGAATATGTAAATAACCCCTATAGCCCACAAATAGAATTATCCAACAAGGTACAAGGACACTCTTTTGCCTCCGAAATGCGAAAACTCCAAAACCAAGAAGTGTATTTTGGAGAACTCAATAAGCGCACTATATCTGAGACTAAACGAAGCTGGCGAGACGCTCAAGAAACTATCAAGCAAATAGAAAAGGCATTTCCTGAGTACACCAAAAGCATTGTCCCTGCCACCGTACAAACGATGATGGCTCTTATAGGCAATAAGTCCACCCAGTTCGATTTTGTAGTCTCAAAAACAAACCCTATAAAAGCACCTCACACTCTCTATTTCGATAAAAACACCAAACAAATCAATGCAGGTAGCGGGTGGCTCAAACATTTTACACTTGGCACCACCGACATAAGCCCCAATCGTGACGCTAATAGCTATAAATATTGGAATATCCCCGCTTTCGTATCGGGGCGTTTGGACGACAAATCCAAAACCTACTACCTATACATCAAAGCAAGTAAAACCGATGAAACCGCTGAATTTATTCTATCAGAAAACAAGATAGATTTAGAACAAGAAGCGGGCTTTTATCATTTCCTATATGCCACCGTCAATTCAGAATACGAAGGTGAGAGAGGTATTGCTAAACTCAATGGATTTACTGAAATCACAGGCGGACAAATCAAAACTGACAAAATTACATCAGGAAACGGGCAACAATATATACATCTCTTTGAAGACCATATAGAGATAAAGGCGCGGCTTAACATTACTGGCGAAAATAAAACCGAGATAAAACAGCTTATTAATCCTGATTTGCTTTCATTGGAGAATAGACTCAAACAATATTCTGATGAAAATATTGCTAAAGGGGAGATATACCTAAGGGGTACAGGATTAAACAGACACGCTGCGCCTATTATTCAGATTAATGGAAAAAATGTAGTTCCTAACAATTACAGAGGGCTATGCCTTGTGGTTATTCGCCGTTCAGATTTACAAGTGATATTTCAACAAAGCTATGACACCTATATTAATGAAAATGAAGCATTTAATAAACTATCTGATAAATTAAATGAACTCAGCAGTGATGTATTAGTGGCATTGGTGTCAAGAGATGCAGCGTTCCAAAATGAAAATCACGTGAGTCAAAAATTAAAAGAAGCACTTATGCGCTGTGGAGCTAATAACGATAATTCAAAATATGTAACACGAATGCCTTATGCCTTTTTAGGTATTCCTAACATCGGAAAAGGCAACGGTATTGAGGTTTACACATCAATAAGTGACACAGCTCCTTATGCTGAGATTGCTACTAAAATCATCAATGGCACACCGCAAGGAATCAATAATGTTTTCACTGGTATGTTACAAACCGCTAAAACTGCTACCGAAGCATACGCTCGTGCACAAGCAGAACTCACCAAAACACAAGCTATAGCAGCAGCCGACGGCAAAATCACAGAAGCAGAACAAAGGCAAATCCAGCAACTCCAACAGAAACTCCAAGAAGCTAAAACATTTGCCCAGCAAAAGGTGGACGAGTTGAATATTGGGGGAAGAAATCTTATAAAGGGAACAGCTAATTTTATTGTAAAAGAAGAACCGTATTATTTGTGGCCAAATTACGCAGGCAATGCTGGGATTGTATCTGAAACTTTTAGAGGAAATAAGGTTATTAAACTTATCTATAACTGGCAAGGGTTTCAATGTAGAACGACGTTTGAAAGTAGACCTACAACCATTTCATTTTGGGCTAAAACAACAAAAGAAAATATTCGTTTTCACTACGTTGTAGGCGTTAGTGCTGTTACTTTCCCAGACGGAGTAAATTTAATTGCTGACGGGCAGTGGCACAGGTATACATTTTATGGTGAAAATGGAATTGTAACTTTTGATGATGCTAGTCACGGTTTTGTTGAGTTTCAGTGTACCACAAGTGACAAACATATTGAGGAAGTGTTGGTGTCTTCTTTTAAAATTGAATATGGCAACAAAGCCACCGACTGGACTCCTGCACCTGAAGACGTATGGGATACAATGGTAGATTTAGGTATCATTGATAAAAATGCAACGAACCTCACAGAAGCCGAAAAAGCAAATGTTAAGTTTATCAATGGTATGTTTAGTAAAGGCGCTGATTATACCAATGGCACAGAGGTAGTAAAAAATACAATTACTACTGGTGCTTTAACCGTTGGAAATACATTAGGAGGCAATGCTGGTATCAATGGGGCAGGGCTATCGGGTGAGTCTACACGTTTCTTTGCTGGAGCTAAATACGAAAAAAAAGAAGAGGCTCCTTTTAGAGTACAAGACGATGGCACACTTTTCACTTCTAAAATCAAAGCAGGTGGAGGAGAAATAACCGGTAATTTAAAATTGATTGGCTCATTGTATACAGGGCAATGGGACGAAAAAAGCAATAAGGTAAAAGATGGCACAGCGTATACAGGTAGTGGTATTGTATACCGAAAAGATAGTGAAAAACTTTTAGCTCGCTTTGGTGGTATAGCAGGTAATATATATGGTAATTCTCAAGATATAATAAATATAGATAGACCAGCATTGAGTGCTAAAGGATTTGTAGATGAAACTTTTACAGGTATAAAAGTATTAGTACCTCCTCATCCTAATGATTATATAGACACTACTACTTTTTATTCTAACAATCGTGCTCTAAAAATATATGGTGACACTCTATCATTTGGTGCAAATTCTCATTTTGAATACTCATATTATGGAGTTGCTGCAAGTGATACCATTATGAATTGGATAGGTGTAACTCATAAGTTTGTTTTTACTAATGTATCTACTGATTTCAACTTAGTGTATCTGCCAAATTACACAACTATGTCTAATAAATTAAGAAATATGGGGATACCGGTTGTCTCACGTAACAACCTATACCCTTACTATGAACTTACAATAATAATGGCGTATAAAGACCAAGTTGGGAATAAAAGAATACGTGTACAAATAGAGCCTGCAGGGGGCGGAGGGTTGATAACCAATGATGGAGATATTTTAAGTTACATAGATATGGGAAGTGGAGATGTATTAACACTTGCTTGTAGTCCTGCTGCATATTACATAAAAAGTCATAGAAGTTAAAAATAACTATACAAATATAAACATTATGCAAATCATTCAAAAAACAATCCGCATTACAGCACAAGAAAATGTGCAAGGAGTTACAATAATGTACTCTTATGAAACTGAAAACGACAACAACCCTATGGCTGTTGCTTTCTCAGTAACTCGTGAACAGTCATCTAACTATCCAATAATTCAGGGTACAGTTACTGCTAACGATTTTAACGTTCAAAACTCCAATTTTCAAGGAACAGACATTGAACTCTACAAGCACATTCACGAGACTTGTGTTACCATTATTAATGGTGCAGAGAAACAAAAGTAATTATTAACACAAGGTAAAAGGTAGGCAATTACAATCTTACCTTTTACCTCTTATATCTTACTTAAAAATGACCTTACAAGAACTACTTGCACTACCAGAAGCCGAGCGTATTGCCGAGCTCAAAAAATATCCAGCTAATCGTCCCGATACCCAATTACTCCTAAAAGATTGGGACTATACTAAGCACGATATTTTCGACCCTGAATTGCGCCCAAAACGAAAGGTGCTTACCCAAGAGGCAACCTATAATAAGGACGGCACAATTCATACCCCAGCAAAATTCAATGATGAAGAAGTTAATCGCCTCGCTCTACCATTAGAACAGGATATTGTCAATATTCATACCGCATTCACGGTAGGTACACCTCCTAAAATCACGGCAAACACCGATAAAACAGAGCAAGAAGAATTATTTAAACTTCTAACTGACCTACACAAGCGCAACAAGCTAAAATACGATAACAAGCGTATAGTTCGCTCTTGGTTCTCTGAATGCGAAGTAGCTGAATATTGGTACGTAAAACCCTCAAAGGAAGATGACCCCAATCCTACTTATCGTCTTAAGTCTATGATATGGTCGCCCTTTCGTGGTGATACCCTATACCCATATTACGATGAGTACGGCGACCTTATAGCATTCTCCCGTGAGTACAACAAAACGGATAGCAAAGGCATACAAACCTCACGACTAATGGTCATCGATAACCAAAATGTAACAATTTACAGCAACGGCGCACAAACAGAGAAATATCAACACGGATTTTCCAAAATACCTGTTATTTATATGAAGCGTGAGCGACCTCTTTGCGATAAAATACGTACACTTCGTAATCGTCTTGAGTCGCTCTTATCCAATTTTGCCGATTGTCTCGACTACAATTTCTGCCCCAAATTAGTAGCTTCAGGCGATGTGAAAGGCACTCGTAATAAAGGAACGGGAAGCGAGATAATTCAACTTGAAAACGATGCCCAAGTGGCCTACCTCACTTGGCAACAGTCCCCTGATATGGCAAAATTAGAGTTTGATAATCTCACCTCCCGCTGTTATGCCCTAACTAACACCCCACAAATTACATTTGAGGCTTTGCAAGGTATCGGCAATGCCTTCAGCGGTAAGGCATTTAAGTTTATGTTTATGGGTACGCATATGGCAGTGAGCAATCACGCTGAGACTGTAGAAGAGTTCTTGCAACGTCGTATCAACTTCCTATTGTCTGCAATAGTAAGCCTCATTCCTAAATACGCCAGCATTGCCAAACAAACACAAGTCAGTATAGAGATTGTACCTTATATGATTGACAGCTTAACCGAAAAGATAGCCGACGCCGTTAGCGCCGTGCAAGGAGGGGTAGCTTCACGTAAAGAAGGTGTTATTTTAGCAGGTATCACTGACCGCGTAGATGAAGAACTCGCTCAAATAGAGAAAGAAAAAGGAGAGGAAGTGTTTAAGGATTAGCAAAAATGAACTTAGAAAAGTGGAATGAATATCACCAAAACCAAACCGAAAGGGACGTTTCTAAACTCCTTCATCTATTTGATGAGGTGCTAAAAATGGTAGTGATGTACTATGGGTTGCAGACTATCAAAGATGAGTTCTTTTCCTTTACCTTGTACCCTGTACTGAACAATAAAGTAAAATCACTCTTTGAAAAGTTTAACAACGTATTTTCTCAAAAGATGAATTACTGTATAGACAAGCACTACCAGCTATCTAAGGACAAGTTTAAAGACGTGTTTACTAACATTCATCATTCACAAAAAGGGGAAGATACTCTACAAAGCCTTGTGATGAAAGAAAAGAAGCGTATGCTTTCAGGTAAGGTGTGGAACTTAACACAACAGTATCGCACTGAAATAGAAATGGCATTAGATGTAGCCATACACGAGGGAACACCAGCTAATCAGCTCACATCTGTACTAAAGAAGTACCTACAAAACCCTGATACCCTTTTCAGAAAGTACCGAGATAAAAACGGTATTTTACAACTCTCGCAAAAAGCAAAGGAATATCGCTCAGGACAAGGAGTATATAGGAGTGCGTACAAGAATGCCGAACGCTTGGCACGTACAGAGATAAACATAGCCTATCGCACCGCCGATATAGAACGCTGGCAAAGTATGGATATGATAGTAGGCTACGAAATCAAGCGAAGCAAGCACCCTCACGGTTGTGAAATATGTGATATGATGAAAGGTATATACCCTAAGAGCTTCGTATGGGTAGGTAATCACCCAAACTGCCGTTGCTATATGACCCCTGTATTCAAAAAAGATATAGCAGGGAAAGAAATCACCATAAAAAACAAGCTCACCGAGTGGATATCAGACAACGAAAATAGAATAACCAACGCTAAGGGTATACCTATGTTTCTATGGGGCATAGATAACCAAAGTAAGGGCGTTTCGCAAAAGGTTATACAAGCAATACAGTTTTTTTCTAAGAAAAAACTACCCTAAATTTATGTACATTCAAGGTAGTTAATGAGCTTCGGGATACTATACCGCCATTACGCTCTGGTGGGCGTTGCCCCTGCAAAAGTTCAATTAAGCCCTTTTGCATTGCAAAGGTACAAAAATATTTTCACTAAAAAGCCCCTTAATTGGGGCTTTTTTATTGAATGATAGCACACTTTTTTCAATCCAAGCCATAGATAAACTTGTAAAATTATCTATAACAAAAAAATACTAACTTTTTCACAACACACAAATATACAACCTAACACCTACCCCCTTATCTTTGCATTATAAAATAATAGTACTAAAAATCAATATTTTATGTTTAAAGAAAAAATTCTCCAATTGCTCAAAACTAAGTATGCAGCATTAGGGTTGAGCGCGCAAGTGCTTGAAGGAGTAGCTACTAATTTAAGTACTTTCGTAACCGAAGAAGCACAAGTAGAACCAGCTGTCGCTGGGGCTGAATCTATGCTAAAACATCTCCAATCGTTCGCCGATAGTCGAGTAAACACTTTCAAAAACGAAAGCGAAAAATATAAGAAAGAAGCTGAGGATTGGAAATCCAAGTTTGAAAAGGGTAACGAGCCAGCTAACACGCAACCTACACAAGGGGGCAATCAGCAACAACCTAATTCCGAACTCGCCACCGTGCTCGAAAAGCTTAACGCACTGCAAGACACATTTGCAGAGTTCCAAAAAGGTCGTACCTCCGAAACTCTAAAAGAACAATTCGTTAGGGCAATGAAAGAGAAAAACATACCCGAAAGCTATTACACCCCAGCACTCGCAGGGCGTGAATTTGCTGACAATGTTGCCGTCGAAACTCTTACTATAGAGGTAAGCAACGGCTTTGAAAAGCAAAAACAAGAACTTGCTGACTTAGGTTTCTCTTACTCTAAAGCTCCTGACAACCCAGACACTCCTCTTAAAGAGGAAGAGACTCTTGCTAAACAAATCGAGCAAGACACTCAAAAAATAGTAGAAGCCCAAAAAGCAACTGCTACAAATTACTAACATTAAATAATAAACAAAATGCCAGCAGGAATTAAGTATGACCTTAAAGGTCAAGAAGTAGAGAAAGAACTCTACAATGTAAAAACAGGCTACCGATTGGCAGGAGGTTTTAATCTTGAAGACAATGATATAGCAGAGGGTACTTATGTACCTGTATTAGCCCCTTTGTCTGTGGATTTTAAAACCCGTATTGCCAAAGTATCAAAGTCTGTAAAAGCTACTGAAAACATTGACAATACTACCCTAAAAATCCAAAAGGGAAGTCTTGTTAAAAAAGGTATGCACATTGGCAACGGCACGAAAGGCGCAACCATTTCAGCTATCGACACTACCAATGCCAATTACGACACCCTTACCCTGTCAGCAACCATTGACGGGGTAAAAGCAGGAGATGTCCTCTTTGAAGCCAAAACCGTAGCAGGTAAAGAAGTTAAAAATCCCGCTAATTTCCTTAACTATGCAAGGGTAAAGAAAGAAGCAGGGGCGACTGTTACTGCTCTCGGTCAGGCATATGAAATCCAAACAGAAAAACTCTACACCCCCGTATCGGAACAAGATAAGGCAACACTCGGGGCAAGATTTATGTTCATTTAAAACTCAAACACTATGATTTTAACATTAGAAAAACTTTTTAACAGCCCACTCATCATTAAGGCGGTAATTGATAGGGTAATGCAAACTACTCTTGACACTATCGTGTGGAAACGATATTTAGATTTTGAAGAAACCAAATCACGTTTGTTCAAAACCTATCTTGGTACCGTTACGGGTGTGGTTATGGGTTCAGTGATTGACAAGAACTCTAACAAACCTATCCGTGAGCGCAAAACGCTTGGCAGTGGTACTGGTGAGGTTGCCGACTTAGGGAACTCTTTCCAAATGGACAATGAACGCCTTAGTATCGTGCAACAACTCATCGACAAGTACAACCAAGCAGGGGCAGGACAACCTGCTGTACTTACCGAAATCATCAACTACCTTGCAGATGATATTCGTCAATGTACCCTTGCGCCTCATAAGCGTATGGACTATGTTGTGGGACAACTCATATCTACAGGTGTAGGAGAGGTCAAATTGGACGACAACAAAGAGGGTATTACCCTTATGAAAATGGAACTCCCTGTAATGAAGTTTGACCCTACAACTGCCGAAAAACCTAATTTCATCGCCTACTTACAAAAGATAGTCGAAGAAACTCGTGCCAAAGTAGGTACTTTTGCTCTTATGGAAATGACACGTAGCACTTTCAACAAGCGCATTGTAGCTTCTGATGAGTTCAAAAACACCTATAAAATGGTATTAGGCAATGCACAAATAGGCGTTGCAGGGGGTATCATTACCGAAGCAATGGCGAACCAATTACTTACCGGTATAGGATTACCTCCTCTTCGTATTGTAGAAGACTACGTGGTGAAAGAAGATGGTACAAGTACTAACATCTTTGCCGATGAGCGTATTGCTTTGTTGCCTACTACAAAAATAGGTAAGATGATGTGGCATCAACCTTACGAGCTTGCTGACCGTATTCCCGATAGAACCTACACTGTATTAGAGGGTGGTCATTTTATCACCACTAAACGTACAGAAGAAGGTCGTTTTGTGGAATATGGTTGTGAGTGGATACCAAACATCACCGCTCCTCAGCGTATGGCAATCATCAACACTTCTAAAATGGGATAATATGACAAAAAAGGATTATTTCCGTCAAAGGTTTGCCTCTTTGGGGCTTTCTCTCACTGAGGCTGACCTTTTAGATTTAAATGTCCCAAATTTAGAAGACGAAGCTAAAAGCGAAGAGCAGGAACAAATGTACATTGCTTTTATTAAGTTTATACCGCAAATACTCTTGCACCCAACCTCAATATCTGAAGGAGGCACAAGTATATCACGAGCAAACAAAGATGATATTATAGCATTCTATGGTAACGAATGTAAGCGGTTAGGACTTAAAGACGAACTTTCTAAGAAACCAAGAGTGATATTTTTATGATATTAGATAATGGCACAATACAAGTACAAACCATAGTAGGAGGCGGACTTGTGGACGGCATACCTCAATCGGGGGTATCTGAATGGAGCGAGCCTATACCTTGTCATATTGTAGCAAACACTCTTAATCAGCGAGGAGTGTTTAAGGATAGTACTTTTACACAAAGCTCTTTTACTGTGTGGTTTGATTATGGTTTGTATGTATTCAGTGCTAAGAGGGTGCGTCTCATTAACAACAAAAATGAGGTATTAGGAGAGTTTGAAGTACAAAGCATTGAGCACGCCGATTTAGTGGGTAGAACAAAAATCACTGTATAATGATAGAAGGAAAGCTAAACATTACCTTTGATAAAATCAAAGAAAAGTATATCAATGAAGCTACAAATAAATTCATTGAGGTTGGCGAACGATGTATCATTGAAGCACGAGATAATGGGGCATATACCGATAGAACAGGCAACCTTCGCAATTCTGTAGGTTATGTAGTACTCCTTAATAGTGTAGAAAAATCTAAAAGTAACATTTCTGCACTAAACCAAAAACTTATAGAGGAGCTAAAAAACAAATATCCTAAAGATTTGGTGCTTATAGTGGTTGCAGGAATGAATTACGCTGCTTACGTCGAAGCTAAAGGTTTTAATGTGCTTTCATCTGCCGAGCTAATAGCTAAAAACATCTTAACAAAACTCTATTCATAATGAAAAAAGGAGGTACACAAATTGAAAAAGACGTCTTTGACATATTCAAAGATGAAATAAAAAGATTCATTAAAGGCGATGTGTATCTGCAAGGTACACGCCCTCACAATTCTAACAAGGAAGATTGTGTAATAGGATATCTTACGGGTATCAATAATGATGTACAACAAGGCAAAATTAACATCAACTTCTATGTACCTAAAATCAATATAGGAGCGCAAAAGAATGTAAAAAATATTGCACGTATCTTAGAGATTGAAGATTTTATGAGCCGTCTCGTACAGCGCGCCCCTGATGAATATCTTTTTGTACAAGAACAAACCATCAATAGCTTTGAGGAAGATAGCAATCAAAACCTTGTAAACGCTCAAATCCTCTATAAACGTTTTAGTATTAATAATTAAAAAAACAAAACATTATGGCAAATATTATAAGCTGGGGGAAACCCAAATTAGAATACGTCAAGTTGGAGAATGGCGAAATGCCACAAACACCCACTTGGAAAGCGTTTCCTACACCTGTTGAAAACTCGACAAAGTTAGAGACAGAAGAAGGAGATAGCAAAGAAGCTAAAGTAGAAGGTGGTGAAATTATTGCTACCCGTAAGAACGCCAGCAAGTATAAGTTGGAGTTTGAAATCTACGAAACAGACGACCTTGTTATACCTATTCCAGATGAAGATGGTATTATCCTTGACCAGTATGCTGTGAGACTTTCACCTGAAAACAGTAGCGCAAAAGGTTTTATAATGGATAAAACCAATGTCTCATCTGTAAAAACGTGGGACAGTGAGATAGGAGGTAAAATAAAATATACCTTTACGGCTCTCAAACCCAAAACAGGCAAAATGCTCAAAGAGTATAACGGATAATCAAACGTTAGGTACAGGGGTTAGGTAATAAGCCTAACCCCAAAACCTACTCTAACAGACTTAAACAATGGACATACAGCAAAAAACTGCAGAAACCATACTACAGCAAACGCAACCTGTAACTATATTAGGAAGCACCTATCACGTACCACAACCTACCCTTGCAACCCTTATTCTTGTATCTCAGGAAATCTCCCATATACCAATGGAAGAACTCAATAGAGAAAGGGCATTAGGAGAAGCTTTTCAAAAAGCACCATATGGGAAACACATCGCTCGTGCTCTTGCTATAATGATACTTGGAGCTCCCAACCCTAAAATAACCTTGTGGGAACGACTCAAAAAACTATTCAGCAACCACAAAAAACAACTTCAAGTCCTCACTAATAAAATACTATATCAACTAAGCATACAAGATACAGGCACACTTTTAATTCAGCAACTTGGCAAAATGCAGACTACCGATTTTTTTATGCTTATCACTTTCCTCAACGAAGCGAATCTGCTAAAACCGACAAGGAAAGTGAGCGAAACGACAGTGTCTGGGCAATAGTCGGTGGATTTCTAAAACAATATCCTAATATAACTTTTAATGAGGCTTTGTATGAAATATCCTTTGCTAATATAATGCTCTACAATAGTGTAATACCTGAATATTATTCTGTTGATGAAAAGGACAAAGGGAAGGTTGTTACAGACAAAAGCCCTGAATATAACAAAGAATTAGAAAAACTAATAAATCAATCTTAATAAATGAATAAACTACTAAAATGGCTACTCAAAGCCAAGATAAAGATAGCGATATGGGCTACACCTTTGGTTTTGCTCTTCTACTTTGATGATAAGATACATCTAAGAGATAGGGTGTATTACTTTTTTGTTGCTTTCTTTAAGAGCATTCCATTGCTGTTGTTGTATGCTTATTTTTCAACTGATAGAGAACAAAACGCTATATTTTATGCAAGCATAGGGGTTTTGTTACTCCTTGATATGTTAGCTGGAGCTTGGTATCACTTTAAGAAGGGAGATTTCGATTTTGTAGACCTCTTTAAGGGGACAATTACTAAGATGTTGCTTATTGCAATAGCCTTTATATCTTTATCGCTTTTAAATATACCATTGAGCAGGTCGGGGTGGGGTAATGCGTTTGAAATTACTATACAAATGATATCTTTATTATACCCTGTTAAGGATATTGTAAAGAATGTTTTCGTACTTTCAAAAGGTAAGTTTCCTCCTGAGTTCTTTATGAGAACCTTATACAACTATGAAAAGAGTGGGAAGCTAAGGGAGTTTTACGAAAAAGTAAACAGTGGTATTATTCCTGAAGAATTAAACAAAACAGGCGAACAACAATGACACCAAAGGAATTTATAAAGCAATACAAACCATTTGCTCTTGAAACAGAGCGCAAAACGGGTATATCGCACCTCTTTATTTTGGCACAAGCAGCGTTGGAAACTGGTTGGGGAGAGCGTGGCGTTGGTAATAACATTTTCGGTATAAAAGTACCTAAAAACCTTGTTAGCAGCACGCCGAATGAAAAAAAGCAATTGTTACGTACTAATGAAGTGTTATCGAGTGCAAATGCTGTATTTCCTAAGATATTTAGCATTAAGAAGCGAGCAGACGGCAAATACACTTATGTCGTGTTAGACTGGTTCAGGAAGTACGACACGCCAGAAGAATGCTTTACAGACCACGCGCAATTCTTTTTCAAAAACAAACGATACGCTAAGGCGTTGTTAGTAAGAAGCGACCCGTATAAGTTTGCTGAGGAGGTCGCAAAGGCAGGGTATGCAACCGCTATCAACTATGCTGATAGTTTAAAGAAAGTGATTAAAACGATTGAAAGTTATGAGAAAGTATAATTACATAAGAATACTAAGAGCTTTCGGAGTTATCGGATTGGTGCTCGTATTGCTCGTCCTATTAGGTTGCAGGACTCGTAAGGTAGCCACTACCGAGCAAAAGCAGGTACAAAAAGAGCGTATTATAAAGTACAAGGATAGTACGGCTCTTTTTCAGCAAAACGAACAAACCTTGCAACTCGATACACACGCCTCGCAAGAGTACGAGGTAACAGTGGAGAGCGATAAGGATAGTATAGGCAACAGCAAGGAACTCACGTACACTCGCATTCGTGATGGCAATAATGAAACTATAAGGGTAAGAGGTGGAAAGGTGAAGATTACGACTAAGAGAGCCCTATCCAATAGCCAAATAGTGGCAAATACTACCATTACAAGTACTATAAGCACAACTAATAATGAATTACGTAATACAGAAAGCACAACGGCTTTTTCTCAGAAAACAAAAGATGTGAAAAGTTCCTATTTATACCTTATTGCTATTATCATAGTACTATTGGTAGTCTTTTACTTTATACGGGACAAACTCAAACGCTTTTTGAAGTGATTTTTTTCTTAATTGCACGAGAAACGCCTCTTTATAGGGGCGTTTTTACTACAACCTTAATACACTATAACAATGAACACCAGCGACGGAACTATGGACTTTGAAGCACGTTTACGACTTGATAATTTAGAACGTGATTTAAATAAAATGCAACGACTTTTCAATGAGTCTATGCAAAGCTCACAGCGAGAAACCAATAAACTACAACAGTCTATTGATACCCTTGCTAAGGGAGCATTAGCGTTCTTTACTTTTTCACAAGCAAAGGCTTTTGTCAATCAAGTAATCGAGGTACGCTCCCAATTCCAGCAACTCGAAATATCTTTTGGCACTATGCTCAAAAGTAAGGAAAAGGCTAATGCGCTAATGTCACAAATGACAGAACTTGCTGCTAAAACCCCATTTAGTTTGCAAGAAGTATCAGAGGGTGCAAAACGTCTGTTAGCTTTTCAAGTGCCCGCTGAAGAAGTAACCGAAACGCTTAGGCGTATGGGAGATGTAGCCTCAGGGCTTGGAGTACCTATGGGGCAACTTATTCACGTATACGGGCAGGTGAAGGCACAAGGGCGTTTACTCACTAATGACTTGTATCAGTTTATGAATGCTGGTATTCCTATCATAGCCGAATTGAGCAAGGTAGTAGGCAAGAGCGAAACCGAAATCAAAGAAATGGTTTCTGCGGGCAAAATAGGATTTACCGAAATACAAGCCGTTATAAAGAATATGACCAATGAGGGCGGTCTATTCTATAACCTAATGGCAGAGCAGAGTAAATCATTAGGCGGTCAAATATCCAATTTAAAGGATAACTTTCAACAGGTACTTAATGAGATAGGAAAAGCGTCTGAGGGTATAACTTCAGGAGCTATTTCTGCGGTTTCTTTCTTAGTAGAGAACTATCAGACATTAGGAAAGGTAATAGCGGGGCTTATCGGTACTTATGGTACTTACAAAACTGCTATTATTGTACATAATGCCATTATAGCTTTAAATACCCAGCTTACTAATGGTTGGACGGTTGCACAACTCGCTCAATACAGGGGGCTTTTGCTGTTGGAGAAAGCCCAAAAACTTCTCAATGCTACAATGCTTGCTAATCCTTATGTATTAGTTGCAACAGTTATAGGGGGACTAATAGCAACTATGTGGATATTAAAAGATAGTACCGACGCTAATGCTGAAGCAACCGAAAGACACAACCAATTGCGCAAGGAACAAGCAGACCTTATTGATGACGAAAAAAACAGAATTAATGGACTAATATCTACTATTCAAGACGAAACTAAATCGTGGGACGAAAGAAATAAGGCTTTTTTAGCGTTAAAAAGTAGCACAGGTAGCGTGCTTGATAAATACACATCTCTCAATCAAGTATTGAGAGAAATGTCCCAAGTACTGAAAGACTTAAATGGACGTTATGAGACAATGAATGAAAATATGTCTCGTGACGCAATAGGGAAAACTCAAGAAGCAATCAAAGCTAAAGAGTCACAAATAGATAAGTTGATAAAAATGCAAGCGTATGACAGTCGATTTGCTATGAGTACTCAAAGAGAAATCAACCGTCTAATAAAAGAAGTTGAAAGAGACAAGTTAGTACTCCAAAAACAACAAAATGTTGTAGTAGGTATTGACGTGAGTCAATTTGCAAACTCTCTCAATGGTAAAAGTAAAGCGGAGTTAGACAAAATAAGAAAGCAAATCAATGACGCATATAATATTAAAAAATCGCCATCAGCAGGTAGTAATTTCAAGATAACAGACGATATTCAAAATCCATTTCTTAAATACAACTTTAACGAGTTGGGACGTTTCAATCAGGCATACAAAGAACATATAAAAATGATTGAACAAGCTAAAAAGCAAACTACTGATTTCGTTGCAAAGAAGAATGAGATTTTAGTCCTACAAAAACAAATAAATGAAGCAGAGGCAAAAAATAAAAAAGGCACGAATATAAGTACTGAGGAATTAAATAAATTAGACGAAAAAAGGGCTAAATTAAAAACACTTCTTGAAGAGTACAAGAAGGGGACAGGAGATGATTTATCAGCCAAAAGCAATACCCCAAAAAGAACTACCAAAAAAGAAACCCTTCCTGATTTCGACACTGAAAAAGCTCAAAGAGACCACAACCGCCAAATTCAAGACGACCTTTTTGCTCGTGAAGAAGCCCGCATTAAGATAATGCAAGACGGAGCGGAAAAACGCCTTGCTATCATTCAATTGGAATACGACAAGCAAGAAGAGGAAATTAGAAGGCGTTCAGAAGACCAGCTAAACGCATTCATCGAAACCGAAAAACAAAAAGCAGAAGCGCAAGGAAAATGGAAAAAAGGACAAGCCTTTGACACCAATACCGAAGCTATCAATGCTGAAAAAGCCCGCCTTGCTGAAAACGAAAAGGTGCTTTTAGCTTCCAATGCAGAGTACCAACGTATGCAGCAAGAACAAGTGTATAAGGACTTATTAGAAAAGTACCAAACCTACACCGACCAACGTAAAGCTATTGAGGAGAAATACAATGCCGATATTGCCACTTTGCAAGCTAAATTAGGCGCAGACGCTCCACAAGTCAAAAAAGCACAAGACGAAAAAGTACGAGAACTCAAAAAGTTGGATATACTCTACAAAAAAGAGGGTACAGCTATTGCTAAACTATTTGAGAATATGCGCAAAAAGACCGTCAAGGAGATACGCCAAACCATAGCAGAGGCAGAAGCTGAAATAGACCAGTTGGCGAGCACCCTCGATATGAGCGACAATGCCAATGTAGAGTTTATAACAAACCTACGCCAGCAACTCGAACAAGCAAGAGATACAGCCGAGCGTAGTGATACCGTTTTTGGCAAACTTGGAGCGAGTGTAAAAAAAATGTTTCAAGCCAAACCCAACACCGCTGAATGGCAGGAAGCGTTCAATGGTATGTTGTCGTCAGCGCAATCAATCACAGGACAATTTGGACAGTTAGGACAAGAATTTGAGCGATTGGGGCAAAGTACAGGTAATGCTGCTTTAAAATCATTAGGAGAAAATATGCAAAAGGTTAGTAGTATATTAAACAAAACACTATCTTTTGCACAAATGGGATATTCAGTTGGTAAAGGTTGGGGAGCAGCTGTTGGTGCGTTTATAGGGTTATTTGCCAGCGGTAATGAAATAGCAAATAAAGCTAAATTAGAACACGAAAATAGAATGTTGCAAATATCAAAATCTAAACTTGCAATTCAAGAATCGTATAACCAAGCCTTATACCAAGAGCGCTTATTACAGAAAGAAAACTCTTCTATTTTTGGAACTAAGGAGTTGTCTAATGCTATAGGATACTTACAAGAATACAAAAAACAATGGGACGAGTTTAAAAATAGTGTCAATATACGACCAGCTCATTCAAAAGAGGAAATAGATTTTATAATAAAACAGAATAAAGAGCAATGGAGCTCTTATTATGGTAATAGTATCAATGAAAAAGCAAAAGAGTGGAGGAAAACATTAGAGAGTGCAAAAATTAGCGACTTAGATAATATTGGCATAGTAACTGGTAGCCATACAAAAGGGTGGCTTTGGTGGAAAAAAACAGTCACTGAGTGGAATAGTATATTAAAGGTTTATCCTGAATTGGCAAAAGGAGTTGATGGGTTGGATATAAATCTTGCAAAGAAGCTATTAGAACACCAAGAATTTGTTGGAACGGGTAAAGAAAAACTGCAAGAAATTGTTAATGCTTATGAAAGAGCACAAGAAGCTCAAAAAAAGTTTGAAGAATACACAAAAAACACTTTTGGGGAATTAGGTAATTCTATAATTGATAGTGTTTATAATTCCTTACAAAAAGGAGAGGACGCTTTTGAAAGTTTTGCTAAAACAGTAGGAAATGTAATAGGTAAATTAGGGAAACAGCTTGCATATGAACTTTTTGTTGCTGACCATTTTAAAAGACTACAAGAACGAATAACAGAAGCTGGTAGAAATAATAGTAATAGCGAAGATTTTGCGCGTAAGTCATCTCAAATTGTAGGTGAATTTGGCAACGCTATGAAAGGAAAAATAGCTGAAATGCAGCAGTTTCTAAAAGATTGGAACAATATGAGTAGTAGTTTGGGATATGATTTTCTCAATGAGCAGCGCCAAGCTGTCGAAAAAGGATTTGCACGAATGAGCCAAGACAGTGCAGACGAATTGAACGGACAATTTAGGCTACTCACACAAATAGGTGCGGAAAGTAAAAATGCGATGTTACAAACCGTCAAGGAGTTTACTGAAATGCACAGGTTCTTACAAAACTTTTCAGCACAACAGCTTAAACACCTTGCAGGGATTGAGGTTAATACCTACAAGTTGCACAGCATTGAAACAGCAGTTATAGGCCTCAAGAGAGGAATGGACGAGCTTACCACTAAAGGAGTTAAAATTAAATCGTAACAAAAGCCCTCAGTCTCAATGAGGGCTTTTGTTACGATTTAGTTTGAATTACTTAACCTTACTATAAAACAAAGTGCACGAGTTTTTAAGTGCATTAAATGTAAATCCTATATAAAATGGGTTGTTTTCATCAGGATTAGCAAAAACAAACACGCTTCCTTCGGAGCTAACAGGAATATATCTCTCACCTAAATAATTAATAGTATCATTCCTGTATTTTCCGTTGAAAGCAAATACAATCATTACATTTTTTAGTTTGTTATTCTCAAAAGAGTATACAATCTTATAAAACTCTTGTATATCTCTTATGTCTCCAAAATCATATGCGTATGTGTTTTCATCTATTTTCTCAAAAACACCACTTTTCATATATTTTTTCACATCTTCTTTCGAAGCGTTAAAGTCTAAAAGAGGATTGTAGAAGAAATCATACTTAGGTATAATTGTAACTTTTACCTTTTCAGTATTAACACCATCTGTAATAGTTAATTCAGCATTTCCTACAAAAATACCTTTAATAACTCCGCCTTCAGAAACAGAAGCGTGTAACTCTCCTTTGGGAAAAGAGTATGTTATCTTTCTATTAGAAGTGGCGTTTACATTTTTTTCTTCATTTCTGTATAGAGATATTTCCTTATTTTGAATATTCAATACAGGTTTTTCTTCCTCTTTACTCTCTTTCGAACACCCCACAGCGAGCAGGGCAATCAGTAATAATACTATTCTTTTCATTGGTATATTAGTTTTGTTTTGGGCAAAAGTAGGAATATATTTAAAATCAATAATCATTGAAGAAAAAATGACAGCGATAAGAAGTATCTAATATTTTTATTATCAACAAATTAAAAGCGTATCCAAAAATAAAATACAAAAAAACAAAAAAAATATATACAATTTCATCTATTTTTTATATATTTGCGCCGTAAAAAATATATCTGCGGCAACAGATATATTTTAGGTAGTGGGATTTGTCTTAAATTCTTTATGAAAATGAGAAAGAAACATTTACCCGCGACAAAATTACAAACTTTTGTCCAATCCTGCAAGCGAAAGCTCGCAAAAAAAGATACATTCGTTACTGAATGTACTGAAAATGGGCTTGTTAAGTTCTTTTATGCTTTTGAAAACGCTAAAGAAAAGTTTAATTTAACTATGAAACTTTTTCCTCCACAATCAAGAAGTAGAGGTTTTGAAGCAAGTGTTTTTCAATCTTGCCTATTAGGTGAACTCCAAAATCTTTTTCCTGAGAGATGGAAGTTTTGGAAATACAAACGATTTGTAATAACATTCTGCGGACACTCTTTCCTGTTTAAAAAGTTAAACAAAAAGGGTATGCCTATGAATATAAAAACAAATGCCAATCAGTCCATTATAAACCAAATGCAGACACAACTTTTTGACCCTACCGACTACGAAAATCCTATCGTGTTTTTCGGTTGGGAGAAAAGCAAGTCAGGTGATTTAATAAATCCACATTTCGTTTATATAGACGAGGAGCGAATAAAATGGAGGCTTCGTAAAGATGAACTAACTTCATTAAACGCTCCTACTATTTTAGTGCCTAACGAAACAGAAAGATTGCTACCTAAAGTTAAAGAGCAATCTAAACGTGAAAAGGCTATTTAGTATTATTGTTGAACCGACAAATCCTACTACCTTTTTTTTACAAAAACTAACGGCTAATAATAAAAACACTTATGAAAGTTAATCACAATCAGCTTATCCTTGCAAGGGAATACAGAGGGCTGACGCAAACAGAATTGTCAAAAGCGGTGCAAGGGCTTTCACAATCTAATTTATCCAAGTTTGAAAAAGGACTTGGGGGGCTATCCGATGAGATTTTGGAAAAGATATTTAATGTATTGGAATTTCCTAAAGAGTTTTTTGAACGCAAAATATCAGTAGACTTAGAGACATCTAACTCTCGCAAAAAAAACACCATTCCAAAATCAATTATTCAAGACTTTGAAACGTCTTGTACTTTCATCGGTTATATTATTGACGAAATGTCAAATTCTATTGATTATCCTGATTTCTCACTTAAAACCTTAGATATTGAAGACGGATATACTCCTGAAGAGATTGCTCAATTCACACGTAAGGATTTTAGAATATTCGACAATGAACCTATTGAGGATATTTTTAGAATTATAGAGGATAAAGGAATTATCATTTATGAACTAAATGCTAATGAAAAGTTTGATGGTATATCGTTATTTACTAAAAAAGGATTTCCAGTAATAGTGCTAAATAAAAGACTTCCTAATGATAGGAAACGCTTTACATTAGCTCACGAATTAGGGCATTTGATAATGCACACAGCTTTTCCAGTACCAAATATTAGAGACAAAGAGCAAGAAGCAAACGATTTTGCTTCTGAATTTCTAATGCCTGAAAGAGCGATAAGGAACTCATTAGAGGGTCTTAAACTTTCAAGTCTAAGTGCTTTAAAAAGCTATTGGCTAACCTCAAAGGCTTCAATTATCAGACGCGCATACTCATTAGGGGTTATTAATCAAAATAAATATAAGTATTTTAACATTGAACTGAGTAGAATAGGAGAGAAGAAAAATGAAAAAGGAAATGTAAGTATAGACAAGGCTATAACGTTTGATGTGGCTGTAAAATTACACTTAAAAGAACTTGAGTACACTTATGACGATTTAGCAAAAGCTTTTGCTCTTCCTGAAGATGTTATTCAGAGATATGTATTAAAGCAAAATTTATTCTTAAAACCAAAATTAACCATAAACTAAAAAGCCCCTTAATTGGGGCTTTTTCTATATCTGTATATCCAACTGCTTCAACCTCTCCCGCTCCCTTTTAGCCTTGTTCACTTGGTATATAGCTGTTGTGTTTTGGTTTGTATGTGAAGCTAAAATCATAGCCGTATCACTGTCCAAATTATCAAGCATATAGTGTTTGAGGGCGTAAAAATCAGCTTCAATACCTAATTTATCCTTTACGTGTCGCTTCCAAAAGCGTGTTACAATCTCGGTATGACCCATTTTCTTATTAGGTACAAAATCAAGTGCAAAAAGGTAGTCGTTATCGCTTTTACACTTGCTACATATCT